GCAAAGACGAAAAAACCTCAAAGAGTATGACACTCTTTAAGATCTTCGATGTGATGGATGGACGCCAATGCCGGTTTGGACCGGCGTCGGATCAAACTTACTTAGCTTTAAGTAAGGAGGACGCATCCCTTTTACAGGGGTTCGCAGACCTCCTTACGCTAAGTAAGGTTGGGACAGTTTATAGAGGTAATCTATTTTTGGGTGGCCAGCGATGGACACGCAAGAATGAGAGAACAGGGAAGTGGGAATCACCCATTATCCAGTATGCTTCTGACAAGAGCATTCCGGTTGATGGATGTACCTTCTTCAGCGCGGGTAGCCTTACGGTTCCTCACGCACTTGCTTTCTCCAGATCATACTTTGAAGCCCTTTGTGACTTCAACAGTAAGATTCTGAGTTTTCCTCTAAGGACACAATTGTCAATGTACTTGACCTGCTCCAAGTGGGCTTTAGGTGACTTCATTTCTTTTGCGAAGTATTGTACGGTTTTTCCAATCGCACGATACTTAAGAATTGAGGAACCCCCGAAGCCTACTGGCTTTTCAGACAACGATTTGCTCTTCAGTGGTGGTATGCGAAAGTTTCTACGCAACCGACTGACTGCTCGCTTTAATGCTAAGAACTTGTCACTCTTTCAAACAATTCTCCTCGGGGTAAAGCGTGGTACTCTTAAAGCTCCCCAAGACTACGTCTTGGGGGCTTATAAGAAACACCGCGCTTCGCTGCAAAGAGATGGGAGGGAAGAGTCCTGGGCTGCTTTAACTTTTTACGAAGAGAAGTTTGGAACCATTTTTCGTGGTTTCACACCTCCCCCGTTTAGGTTAGAGGAGCCTAGTCGTTCTGCCTCCTTTCACAAGAAGAAGAGTGAAGGAGGAGCGTACGCAGAGATCCACGAGATTGTCTCGGGATCTGAACATTTACCTCGCGATGACCTAGGCTCCATGTACGAATATCGTCCTGGAGTTGTCCGCGAGGACCGTCGTCATTTTCCTATTGAGTCGTTCGATGAGTTCCACAACTTATCGAACATGAAACTAGCATCGGCGGCACTGACCCTTCTCGGAGTCGAACATACTGAATCACAACTTTTGAATGAATATCTTCCCGATATTCAAGCAGAAGCTATGGCTCATGCTGTTCGAGAACCTTTGAAGGTGCGAATGATAACAAAAGGCAAGGCCTATCCTTATTATTACGCAAAATCATTGCAAAAGTCGATGTGGAATCATTTGAAAAAGTACCCTCAAATGGCTCTAATAGGAAGATCGGTCGAGAAATTCGATTTGCAAGGAATTCTCGATCGTGAAAAGAGAGCGAATATTACCTTTGAGACTGCCAAGTGGGTCTCTGGAGATTTTTCAGCGGCGACCGATAACCTTAAAATCGACTATACCAAACTTGCGTTTGGTGAGGCGATGGCAAAGTTACCGTTCGGAGGTCTCAGGCGGATTAAGATCGTAAACTCAGTTCTATTTGAGCATATGATCTCGTACCCTCCTTGGACGAAGCTAGATCCAATCATGCAGAAATCCGGTCAACTAATGGGTTCTCCCCTTAGTTTTCCGATTCTGTGTGTTTGTAATCTGGCTGCGTACTGGGAGGCGCTTGAGAAGTATCTTCGCCGTGAAATTAAGCTTGTTGATTTACCAGTTCTCGTCAATGGGGACGACATCTTGTTCCGTTGCGATGAACGACTTTACAGCCTGTGGAAGGCGGAAGTCGCAAAACTAGGTTTCGAACTTTCAGTAGGAAAGAACTATGTTCATCCGAAATATCTGATGATCAATTCTACTGGGTTCGTGTGGAGGAATGGGGATTTTGAGACCATCCCCTGGCTGAATACTGGCCATCTTCAGGGTTTGTCTAAGCTCTCTGAGAGGAAAGGTGAAAATCTTCCAATCTGGGATCTTTACAATACCGTGATTGATGGTGCCCACGATAAGCTGCGGGCGCACAGGCGATTCCTTCACTATCACAAGTCTGATCTTCAGAAACTTACGAATTCAGGTAACTTTAATCTTTTTATCGACCACCTTTATGGAGGACTCGGTTTCAAGCTTGATAAATCAGTCCAATCTGAGGTTCACTTTACACACTTCCAAAAGAAGTTTGCAAGGTTCCTCAAATCATTCTGGTTACAAGATTATTCCGGTCTTCTTGAAGAGTGGAGAAAGAAGAGAATAGTTACTTTGAATTCAGGTTCTGGACTCAAAAGTAATATTGTCAAGTACAAGTATGTAAGAGTTAAGGCTTTGAAGAAGTTTGATGTTCTTAATAAGCATCAAGCACTGGTAGAGGCGGAAAATCCTACCTCAGTACCTCTTACTGATTATTCGTCATCCCAGGCTGGAATGGAGAAGAATATCACTGTCAAAATTGATCGTGATATGGTTCGCCTTTTCCGTCCTGCTGGCGCGAAGATATCAGAGAAGTACTGGAGGTATGCGCAATTCCGAGAATTCCCGATAAAGTTTATCCGGGAGTCCCTCCATTGTCACGACTGTGATGTCGTGGCTTAATGGGGTCTTTAGATGTAATAGCCCAAAACGGTGGTCCTCAGACCTTAAAAGTTCCGTGCTATCCAGAATGCCGAGAGACTACACGGCGCTTCTGCTACTAACGTCTGGATGTTATCCATACCAGAGTATCGCTTAATAGAAATTTTCCCAAAAGGTTAGTTCTATTAACAGTTACAGCGTTACTAGTAGTTATCTAAAGATGTATAGTCCACGCTAATGGTACGTGGATCCCATACCTACCATGCCTACTATTAAATCAAACCAACGACAGACTCAGGTTTCTAACCTGAAGTCGAAAATCAACACTCTCCCCGTTGCTCAGCAAAGACAACATGCTACACCTGCTCCTCGGATCCGTTATCGCAATGACGGACCTAGTACCAAGTGTATCATCAACCATCGAGAATACCTTCGGGATATCCTCGGTAGTGTTGCATTTGCCGTGACGGCCTTCTCTGTGAATCCCGGACTGCCCGGTTCCTTTCCGTGGCTCTCTGCAATTGCTTCGAACTTTGAGAAGTATAGTTTTCGCAAACTACGCTTCTTGTTCGAGACGATGCGAGCAACCACGGCTGATGGAACAGTCCTTCAAGCCATTGACTATGATGCAGCTGATGCTGCCCCAGTCAACAAGACAGCAATGATGTCTTACTCTGGTGCGATGCGCTCTGCACCATGGGCTGAATCTGAGATTCACGCGAGACAGCTCGATCTTCAACGACTCAAGCAATTCTATGTGAGAACAGGAAACCTTCCCGCTAACCAAGACATCAAGACCTACGATGTCGGTACCTATTTTATTGGTACAGTTGGAATGAGCGGTCCGGAAACAGTCGGTGAACTCTACGTTGAGTACGAAGTTGAACTAATGACTCCCCAACTTGACTTTGCTGTCCAGGCCTTCGCGGTCTCTGGACGTGCAACAGCAAGTACGGGCGTCACTAGAGCGGCTCCGCTCGGTACGTCTCCAGCTCTCGCTGGAGGCCTCCCTTTCTCTGCGTTGAGTGACACCATCACCTTCAATCGGGTAGGCGAGTATATACTCGCCTATCAGTTTGTTGGGACGACTGCAACGAATACGCTGCCTACTCTCACTGGAACTGCCTCATCAACAGCAATCTCTACCTTCCAAGGCTACAATGCCGCCCTCACGGGTGGTCAAGCAGTCTATAAGGTTCAAGTGAATGCTGTTGGGGCTACTGTGATTTTCAACTTCACTTCATCGTGTGCAACGATGACCTCATCAATCTTTTCAATTGGTGAATTCTCGTACACATTCTGAGGCGAGTTTGTCGTTTCAAATTCTTAATTCTTACACACAATTGTGTTTAAACTGTCCTTTTTGTTGATATCTTTATTGAAGATATCTGGTCTCCTTTAAGTATTTTTTGCTACTTAAAGGGGTGGTTATTAACTGTTCAACACTTAATCGCTCAATCGACCCTATCCAACGGAATTAGGGGCATGAGAGATTAAATAAGACAGTTAATAATTCTAGAACTGCTTCTACTCATTCTTTTGAAGAGAACCAAAGATCTGATTCTACGCAGAAAGGTAAAGACCTATATGGTCCTAATTGTACTTTCGTCAGACGAAAATAGAATCAGCCATCTTTGCATACCTCTTAATAGATGCGAATGCAATGACTAGCTAGATATAATAGATAAAGATCCG